TCGAAGGTATAGTATTAGGTTCAGGAACCATAGTAACTCCATTTGCTGACGCTTAATATTAGGAGTTAAATATGGCTGATACAGTTACATCCCAAACTATCCAAGATGATGATAGAAATGCCATACTTAAATTTACTAATGTATCTGATGGAACAGGCGAAAGTGCAGTTAAAAAAGTTGATGTTTCAGCTTTAGCTAAAAACAGTCTTGGGCAAACTTGTACTAAAGTATCTGTTTTAAGGATATATTGGGCTTGTAGAGGTATGGGTGTTAATATTGAATTTGATGCCACCAGTAATGTGTTAATCACAGGATTACCTGGAGATAGCACAGGCGACGAATATTATGATCGTTTTGGTGGTATACCTAATAACGCTGGTAGTGGTGTTACAGGCGATATTGACATCACAACTATAGGTCATTCAAGTGGAGACACATATTCTATTATTTTGGAATTGATTAAAAAGTACGATTAATGGCTGAGTACAAGGGTAAGAAAGTGACCCTAAACAAACCTAGGAGAATCTCTAAAGGTTCTCCTGGATTTGGTAAAAAAACTAGAGAAGTTTTTGTTAGAGATCCTGCTTCAGGAAAAATTAAGCGTGTTACTTTTGGAGATCCTAAACTTGGTGCTCATCCTAACAATCCAAAAAAAAGAAAAGCTTATTGTGCTCGCAGTAAAAGTTTAGGTAGTGATAGAACCAAAGCAAACTACTGGTCACGTAGACAATGGCGTTGTTGAATGGCAGATCCAAAAAAAGGCACAGGCAAAAAACCTAAAGGAAGTGGTCGTCGTCTTTATACTGACGAAAATCCAAGAGATACTGTTTCTATTAAGTATGCAACTGTGCAAGATGCAAGAGATACGGTAGCAAAAGTTAAAAGGACAAAAAAACCATTTGCAAGACTAATACAAATACTAACAGTTGGGGAACAAAGATCTAAATATGGAAACAAGCCTAGACAGGCGGAAATATTTAGACGTGGTAAAGATGCAATTAGAAAAAAATTTGGTAGAATTAAGTAATGGCAAAGAAAGCAAAAAGTAAAGGCAAGATATGTCCAGAGGGTAAAGCTTGGGCTAAAAGAACATTTGATGTTTATCCAAGTGCATATGCCAATTTAGCAGCTTCTAAATATTGTAAGGATCCAAACTACGCAAAAAAATCGAAAGCTAAAAAAAGAAAAAGAAAAAAGTTTGCTGGTGGTGGTATTGCTAACGGAGGTTTTGGTGCTGTCATGAGATCATCTGGTTAAATTTATGGGCCAGTTAAAACAATGGTTAGATGAAAAGTGGGTTCGTATAGGAGCCGATGGGTCTATAAAAGGTTCTTGTGGAGATAGAAAAAAAGCAGAGGGAAAACCAAAATGTTTACCTAGCAAAAAAGCAAACAGTTTAAGTAAAAAACAAAGAGCAAAATTGGTGGCTAGAAAACGCCGTAAAGACCCAAATCCAAAGAGAAAAGGTAAACCAATTAATGTTTCTAATAAATTATCAGGAGGCGGTATGGCAAAACAAAATAAAAAGTTTGGAATGGACGATGGTGTTCAAACAGCATATGAGAAAAAAAGGCAAGCTGCGATAGAAAATGCTATGCAAAAACAAAATCGTGTTAAACTACAAAACGGTGGTTTTGTCGCTAATGGCTGCGGTGCAGTTATGAAAGACAGAAAAAAAATAACGACTATAAGTTAGGAAGTATTATGTATAAAAAAACTAAAGGTATTGGCAAAGGCGGTAAAAGAGGCGGTAGAAGATTTGCAAAAGGTGGAATGAAAGGCTACGCAAAAGGTGGTATGAAAGGTATGCGTAAAGGTGGAGCACCTAAAAGCATGACACTTGCACAAATTAGAGCTCAGGCTAAGAAAAAAGGATATAAGTTAGTAAAAGCTTAAATTGTCATATCTTTACAACAATATTCCTTACTTTAAATGTTGGGTAAGGAGAGAGTATACTCACAACCACGATAAGTATCATGGTGAATTTCTACACGCTATGGCTGTGGGTGTTACTACCATGCCAAACAGATGTCTTAGCTTTCACATAATATTTACAGGTATAGAAGCAGAAGGAGAACCAGAAGATACAGTTCATGGTGGTGCTATGTGGGCTCGTATGCCGATCACAGCATTAGTTGGAGATACTCCTTTTGAACAATGGCCTGAACCTATGGCAGTTCATGATGCTCAACCTTGGGATTGTGCTTCACATCACAACGCAGTTTATGTAATTAATAGAGCGACTCCTTGTCCTTGGCTAGCTAAAATAGATGGCCAGATTTTCCCAGCAAAATATTACTTTACGGTTGATTATGCTGAAAGTGAGATTGCAGATGATCCTGCTCAACATAAAAGTAGTCACGTTTTAGAACTTTTAGACGCAGGAGAATGGACAGGTAATATAGTTGCACTACCAAATAATAGAGTTAGAGTTACACACCCTGCTTGGTTTGAAACAGGAAGTGGAGCTCCAGACTTTAGGCCATCTGCACATATACATTACTCAAAATCTGATTTAGACTATACCTTAGATGTCAACAGAGTTTTTGATAACTTGTATAACGATACGGAGGAATAATGGCAGAACTAACAGTCGCACAAAAAAAGAAATTAGTTAGTGCATTAAAAAAAGCTTCTAAATCTCATCTTGCACAAGCAAAAATTATTGAAAAAAGTCTTAAAACAACAAAGCGTAAAAAATAATGGCAACTTCAGGAAGTACAGATTTTGAACCGAATGTAACAGAGTTTATTGAGGAAGCCTTTGAAAGGTGTGGAACTGAGCTTCGAACAGGGTATGATCTAAAAACTGCCCGTAGATCAATAAATATTATGTTAGCAGAGTGGGCTAATCGTGGTTTAAACCAATGGACCATAGAACAAACCACTCAAACCGTTACTGAGGGAACATCAACATATACTTTAAATTCTAATGTTATAGATATACTAGATATGGTTTCTAGAAGAACTGTTAATAATAATCAGACCGATTTAAGTATGACTAGGCTAAGCAGAAGTGAATATATAAACATACCTAATAAAACTACAAAAGCAAGGCCAACACAATTTTTCCTAGATAAACAAAATGCACCTGTAATAAATGTCTGGCCTACACCTGAAAATTCTACTGATGTTTTAGTATTTAACAAACTTGTTCGTATGGATGATGCTGATACAGCTACAGATACTATGGATATGCCATTTAGATTTTATCCTTGTTTTTCTGCAGGTTTAGCTTATTACATATCTATGAAAAGAGCGCCTGAAAAAACCCCTTTACTAAAACAAGTATACGAGGAAGAGTTTTCTAGAGCACAGTCACAAGACGAAGATAGAGCATCATTTAAAATTAGGCCTTATCTAAGAGGTATGTAATGGCTTATGCTAGTGGTAAAAAAGCATTAGCTATATGTGATAGATGCGGTTTTAGGTACAAATTATTACAATTAAGACAAGAATGGAACGGTTTAAAAGTTTGCCCTAATTGTTTTGAAACAAAACACCCACAGTTAGAAACATCTAATGCACCTGCTGATGCACAAAGCTTATACAAACCAAGACCTGATACTGATAAAGAAGTTGGTCAAGGCTTTGTAATTTCTAACAACGATAATATTATTAGTCGAACTATTCCTGGTTATCAGATGACAGGAAGTGTTGGTACAGTTACAATTACAACAACATGACACTTACTGAGCTTAAAACAATCATTCAAAATTATGTGGAAAATGATGATACAACTTTTGTAAATACTTTAGATGACATCATAAAAAATGCAGAGGAAAGAATATTTGAATTAGTGCAGTTTGATTACTTCAGAAAAAACGTCAAGGGACAAATGACTTTAGGATCAAGATTTTTGACAGCACCATCTGATTTTGAATTAAGTTTTTCATTAGCTACTATTGATTCTAACGGAGAATATAATTTTTTAGAGAAAAAACACACTAGTTTTATGCAAGAACACACGCCTGATCCAACAGACAGCACTAAGTATGGTTTACCGTTATATTATGGCGATTATGATAAAGATTTAGCTACAGGCACCAAAGAGTCCACTCTTATTGTTGCACCAACTCCAAACGCAAATTATGAAGTTGAACTTCACTACTTATATAAACCAAACTCTTTAGTAACTGATACCACAGGCACTTGGCTAGCAGAACACGCTAGAAACGCTTTAATATATGGTTGTTTAGTTGAAGCATATACTTTTATGAAAGGAGAGCCTGATTTATTAACTTTATATGAAAACAGATTTTTACAAGAAATAAGTAGACTAAAAAATAAAGCTGAAGCAAGAGGTAGAAGAGACGAGTACCGATACGACTCGCTTAGATCAAACGTATCGTAGATAGTATGAAACCAATAAAAAAACTCGAGGGTAAAACCGTTGCTATTGTTGGTCTAGGCAAAAGCTGGTTTGAATATAATTTAGCCGCATCGCATGGCGATCATTTTGATGAAGTATGGGGGATTAACGCAGTTGGTTCAGTAATATTTCATGATCGAACTTTTATGATGGATCCACCATCACGATTTCTTGATAGTGATGATGCTGGAGGTCAAACACACGGTATGAATAAACTTTTAAAAAATGGCAAAAAGCCTATTTATACCTGTGAGCTAGATGAAAGAGCCAAAAACCTAGTCTTATATCCAATAGATGCAATAGTTAAAGATCTAAGCTGTACTTATCTAAATAATACGGTTGCATATGCTATAGCTTTTGCTCTTTGGAATAAAGTTGGTGCTATTCGTATGTATGGCGTAGATTTCACTTACAAAGGCAATTTACATTTTGCTGAGTCAGGCAGAGCGTGTGTAGAGTTTTGGTTATCTAAATGTATGCACGCTGGCATAGAAGTTGGTATAGCACAAACGTCTACCCTGTTAGATACATCTATACCGATACAAGAAAAATTGTATGGTTATCATAGACTCAAAGATCCTTTAGTGCCTTTAATTGACAACGATAAACTTATTGTAAAAAAAGCTAGTGAGTTGCAATACAAAAGAAAAACTCCAGACGCTATGTTAATTGGCAGGCATGATAACAAAACAAGCCCAGTCGAACCTAATAAATGGTAAAAAATGATTGATGATTCTGCAAGCTCAAATTTAGGTTTAATAACTGTAAAAACAGAAATAAACAAAGGCCACGATCCTGAATGGTGGGCAGAGCAATTAACCAATAGAATATGCGGTATATCAGAAAATGCAGCTCCTCATGTCAGACAGCAAGCCGAAGCTTACAAACTAGCAATTTATAAAACAATACTTTATTATATGAAACAGGCTATAAATAGTGAAAGATGTACCATACATAATTTACTTGTTAGCCAAGGACACGAAGATTTGGCAAAAATATTTAAGGAGTTGAAATAATGGCAATATCATCAACATTAACAACAAGTTTTAAAAAAGAACTTCTAACTGCT